ACCGGGGGTGGGCGGGGTGAAAGTTCGTGGTAAGCTCTGCCCGTAGACCGGCCGTTCCCCCATTTGCAGAAAATATACCCTGGCGAGATTAGCCAATAAGGTGAAACTGATGTCGAAAAGCAGCGAAAAGTACGAAGCGTATGCGCAGGCCCGGGCCTTTGGCGTCCCACCCCGGGAAGCGGCCATCGGGGCCGGATATGCGGCTGCAGGTGCCGCAGTGACCGCCAGTCGCCTTGAATCGCGCGCGGACATCAAGAAAATGATCGCGAAGTTCAAGCGAAACGGCAAAAGTGACACCCCGGCTGCAGAAAACGCCGCCGACGAGCCACGAAAGTCGTACCTGAAGGCCCGGTATGACACCCCGCTCGACCTGTTCGAAGACCTGATGAACAACAAGGGCGCGCCGGATAGCGTGCGAGTCGAGGCGGCCAAGCTCGCCCTGCCCTACCGACACGGCAAGATCGGCGACGTGGGGAAGAAGGAAAAGCAGCTGCAGGGTGCCAAGGAAGGGGCAAAAGACGGCAAGTTCAAGACCAAGCGCGGCCCCGGTCGCCCACCCCACCACACCGTGAACTGACATGGTTCTGAAAAAACAGAAAGCGATTACCAAAAGGGCCGGTGCCAAGCGCACCGGCCGTTCTGCATCTGGACTGCAGCAAGCGGTCAGCAAGGTGTTTCACCGTCCGCAGTGGGATACCAGTTGCAAGGACTGGCGGCGGCGTATCGTCGCACGCGAGACGCTGACCCCGTGCGCACCGCTGTGGTCCGACCAAGCACAAGAGGCGTTGGAAGGGTACTTCGACAACCTGGCGATGGTCGATCTGGGTTCGACCGGCTACGACGAATACGGCAACCCGACGTACCCAACCTTCGGCGAAGTGTCACCGCCGTGGGTGCGTGAGTTCGTCGGCGCGGTGTTCGGTTGCTACTGCGACGAAGAGGGAAACCCACTTCGCGGTCGCCGCTTGATCAAAGAGTTCTTCCTGCTGATCAGTAAGAAGAACTCCAAATCGACCATTGCTGCCGGGATCATGCTGACGGCGCTGCTGCAGAACTGGCGCGACGAAGCAGAGTTCATCATCCTGTCGCCCACCAAGGAAGTGGCCGATAACAGCTTCAAGCCGATGGCCGCCGCGATCAACGCAGACCCGGAACTGTCGGAAATCCTGAAGGTACAGACGCACATCCGCACCATCACCCACCTGGCGACGAACGCCACGATCAAGGTGGTGGCTGCAGACAGCGCAACCGTGTCGGGCAAGAAAGCCGTAGGCGTGTTGATTGACGAACTCCACGAATTCGGCAAGATCGCGAACGCATCGCACATCTTCACCGAAGCGACGGGCGGCCTGATGTCTCGCCCAGAAGGTTTCATCATCTACCTGACCACCCAGTCGTCGGAACCGCCTGCAGGCGTGTTCAAAGAAAAGCTGGAATACGCGCGCAAGGTGCGTGACGGTGAAATCGAAGACCCGCAGTTCTATCCGATCATCTACGAATTCCCCGAAGCGTACCTGCAGAAAGACACCAAGTTGTTCCTGAAACCCGAGAACTTCTACATCACCAACCCCAACTTGGGGTACTCGGTGGACGAAGAAACGCTGGTGCGCACGCTGCGCCAGGCCGAACAGACTTCCCAGAAAGACCTGCAGGATAAGCTGGCGAAGCACCTGAATATCGAAGTCGGCTTGAACCTGCGTGACGACGCTTGGCCGGGCGCGCGTGTGTGGCTGGATGTGGAGCGAATTCCGGCGTCGCTGGAACACATCAAGGCGTGGTCAGAAGTTATCGTGGCTGGCGTGGACGGCGGTGGTCTGGACGACCTGTATGGCCTGGCGGTGATGGGCCGACACCGTGTCACGAAACAGTGGATGTCGTGGGAACATGCCTACGTGCATCGCTCGGTTCTGAATTTGCGCAAAGACATCGCGGATCGGCTGGGCGACTTCGAAAAGGCTGGCGATCTGACCTTCGTGGACACCTACGGCGAAGACACCCTGAAGATCACGGCCGTAGTGAAGGAGATTCAGGACACCGGGCTGCTGTACGGAGTGGGCTTCGACCCGAATGCACTGGGTGGCCTGTTGACCGAACTGGAAGACGAAGGAATCCGCGAAGATCAGGTGTTCAAGTGCAACACCGGATACCGGCTGGCCGGGTCGATCCTGACCGCTGAACGCAAACTGGCAGAAGGCGTTATCATTCACGCCCATCGGGCTTTGACTAGCTGGTGCGTGGGTAACGCGAAGTGCGAACAGAAGGGGAACGCGGTGGTCATTACCAAGCAGATCAGCGGCAAGGCCAAGATCGATCCCCTGATGGCGTTCTTGAACTGCGTGGAACTGATGGCAACAAATCCGCCCGCGCTTTACGTCGATCCTTCCTTCGATTACATGGTGATGCTGGGATGAACAAGAAACAAATTACTCGCCTGTTTGGCAACTTCGGTGGCGCACTGGTCGAAGAGATTCGCGGCGGATGGAAGACGGTGGGAGCCCCGGGCTTCCCGCCCGCTGCGTTCGACAGTCTGCTGTCCGTAGGCGGCGACCTGTACCCCGACGTGGGGGTGGGCATGGCAATGCAGCTGTCGGCCGTCAACGCCTGTGTCACGGTGCGTGCTGAAGCCATTTCGACGATGCCGCTGCATATCCGTGATCGGAAGAAGAAAATTGCTGTAGACCATGATCTGTACTACATCCTGCATGACTCGCCGAACTTCTACCAGACTAAAACCGAGTACACCAGCAGCGACATCGCGAAGATGGATTTGCTGGGCAATGCGTACAGCATCATCAAGCGCAACCGTCAGAAAAAGGTCATTGACCTGACGCCGATCCCGATGAACGTCGGTGTCACGATGGTCATTTCCGACACCGGCAAGGTCACCTATGACATCAACGGCGAAGAGTACGACGCGGAAACCATTCTGCATCAGAAGGGTTTCAGTCTGGACGGTTACACCGGACTGTCTCGCCTGAGCATCGGCCGCCAGATTCTGGGTGCACAGGTCACCGCCAACGACACGGCGATGCGCACGTTCAAGAATCAGTTGAAGATCGGTGGTTTCTTCGAACTCGATAAGGGTACGCCCGCGCTGGACGAACCCAAGTTCAACCAGTTTATGAACCGCATGGCCGCATACAACGACCCGCGCAACATGAACAAGTGGCTTCCGCTGCCGCCAGGGTTCAAGCCGATCAACGGCGGTAACTTCCGCATCAGCATGGCCGACGCTGAAGTGCTGCAGTCGCGTTACTTCGGTATCGAGGAAATCTGTCGCCTGTTCAACGTGCCGCCGCCGTTGATCGGTCATACCGACAAGGCGTCATCGTGGGCGTCGAGCGTGGAAGCGCTCAATATGCACTTCCTGATGTATTCGCTGGCGCCGACGATGATCCGCCGCGAGGAACGTTTCCTGAAGCAGCTGTTTACTGCTGACGAACGTTCCAAGTTCTTCCCGCGCTACTCGGCCGAAGGACTGCTGCGCGTTGATACCAAATCGCGCTACATGTTCTACGCATCGGCGCTGCAAAATGGCTGGTTGTCGCGGAACGAAGTGCGTGACATGGAAGACCGCATGGGTATCGGCCCGGAAGGCGATAAGTACCTTGTGCAGATGAACATGGCGCAGCCCAGTCAAGAGGGCGAAGACAAGAAGACCGGCAACCAGTAACCTATCCCGAAACCAGCGAGGGCAACCACATGGCAATGAAAACTCTGGATCGTCCCTTCGAACTGAAGGACATCGACAGCAAGGGCAAGTTCACCGGCTACGGCTCGGTGTTCGGCGAAGTCGATTCATACCGCGACATCGTGATCAAAGGTGCGTTCAAAAACAGCCTGGCGCGTTTCAAGGAACTGAAGCGTAAGGTGCCGATGCTGTGGCAGCACAGCAGCCGTCAGCCGATGGGCGTGTACTCCCAGCTGAAGGAAGACGACAACGGCCTGTATGTCGAAGGCGAAATCAACATGAAAACGCAGGTTGGCGTCGAAGGCCACGCCCTGATGGAACAGGGTGCACTGTCGGGCCTGTCCATCGGCTATGAAACCGTGATGTTCAAGGATGACAACGAAAAGCTGGTGCGTGAGCTTCACGAAGTGGATCTGTGGGAGATTTCCCCGGTCACGTTCCCGGCCGGTGACAGCGCCCGTATCCAGACGGTGAAATCGTGGGACCAGCTGACCACCTTGCGCGACTGTGAAGAAGCGTTGCAGAATATGTTCGGGTTGTCGCAGCGAGAGGCTGGCAAGATGATCCACGCAATCAAGGCAGCATCGCAGGGGGAGCCTGCGCAGAAGAAAACCGTAGTACCGCCCGACCTGATCGAATCCATCCGCAGTTTCTCCCTGTAACCACGAAGGAAACCCATGAACGTTCGCAACTTCACCCTGCTGGCGCTGATCGTCAGCACCGCCCTGACTGCCGCGTTCGGCGGTTGGGAACTCCCGGCCCAGATGGGCGCAACCATGACCGTGGTGCAGGCGCTGCGCGTCTTCGTGCCGTCCCTGTTCACCCTGTCCCTGAGCAACCCGCTGCTTGCCGCCCGCTGCGACGGCGACGATCCGGAAACCCTGGCGCGTGCAATGAAGGACGCGCTGACCCAGATCAAGCAGAAGTCGGCCGATCTGGATGAAATCGGCAAGGACATGAAGGGCCGAATGGAAAAGGGCGAACAGTTCGGCGAAAAGCTGCGCGAAGACTTCGACAAGATGGCTGAGTCGGTGAACAGCCTGAAGCTGTCGTACACCGAACTGGAACAGAAGGCCGTCGCCGCCACGCAGGAAGTGCACAAGGGCATCAAGTCGTGGGGCCAGCAGGTTGTCGATACCGACGCCTTCAAGTCTTTCGCTGGCAAGAGCGGCCAGAAGACTTCCATGCGCTGCCAGATCAAGCAGATTGATACCGTCGCTGCCGGTGGCACTGCCGGTTCCGGCCTGATGCGGCCGTCGTACCACGACGGCGATCTGGTGCGTATGCCGCGTACCGAACTGACCATCGAAGACCTGCTGCCGGTGATCAACGTGGACACGTCGTCCATCGACTACGCCAAGCAGACCCTGCGCGAGAACAACGCGGCGATGGTCGCCGAAGGTACGAAGAAGCCGTACAGCAACTACAAGTGGGAAAGCGCAACCGCCGCCGTGCGCACCGTCGCGCATCTGGCGAAGCTGACCCGCCAGGCCACCATGAATGCCCCGCGCCTGATCGGCGAAGTGGACAGCGAACTGCGCTACGGTCTGGGTCTGGTCAAGGAAACCCAGTACCTGTACGGCAACGGCACCGCCCAGAACCTGCACGGCATCATGCCGCAGGCCACCGCGTTCGCACTGCCGGCTGGCATCGAAGCTGGTGAAATCCGTTTCGCCAACCGTGCCGACGTGCTGCGTCTGGTCATGCTGAACATCCAGCAGCGTGGTGGCTTCGTGGACGGTTTCGTGCTGAACCCGGTTGACTGGGCGCTGCTGGAACTGACCAAGGACGAGAACGGTGGCTACATGTTCGCGCAGCCGCAGTCGGGCCTGACCCCGCCGTCGATGTGGAAGCAGCCGGTTGTCGCCACCCCGGCGATGGCGCAGGATGACTTCCTCGCCGGTGGTTTCAAGTTCGGCGCCACCGTGTACCGTCAGCTGGGCGTGGAAGTGCTGATCAGCACCGAGAACGACACCGACTTCGAAGACAACCTGGCGACCATGCGTGCGGAAGAAATGATCGCGCTGGGCGTCAAGCGTGGTTGGACCTTCGAAAAGGGCAAGTTCTCCACCGCGCTGGGCCTGCTGGCCCCGCCCCCGAGCGGCGGCTAAGGCACCCGGTAGCAACGTGGTAGAGTAACCATAACGGCACCCTCACTGTAGGGTGCCGTTATTCCATCCAACCAAGGAAAATCACCATGCGCATCGTACTGAACACTTCCATCCTGATCGCAGGTTTCAAGAAGCCGCTTCCGCAGGGTGCCATCGTCACCGCTGTGGATGAACTGGAAGCCGCCCAGCTGGTGCAGATCGGCTACGTCTCCGAAACCGACAAGAAGGCCACGCACGACAACCTGTCGATCAAGGCCGAAGCTGCCGCGAAGACCGGGGAAGACGAAGGTGAAACCCCGGAAGGCGAAAAGCCGGTCGTGACCACCGAATCGGCCGGGGCCAAGGGCGCCGCCAACAGCAACAAGCGCCGGTAACTGATCATGGCCCTTGAATTCATCACACTGGACGAAGCGCGCACCCATTGCCGTGCTGATGGCGAAGATGACGATCTGATTTCGTTGTACGCCGAAGCTGCGGAAAAAGATGCGCAGGTTTCGTTGAACCGTGCGGTGTTCAAGTCGGCCGATGACCTTGCCACTGCCATCGCGGCGTTGCCCGCTACGATGGCCGCAGCCCGCCAGGCGCGCGATGACGCCCTGGCGGCTGCTGACGAAATCAGTGACATGTGCGACCGACTGGAAGCGCGTGCGGTCGCTGAAACCACCTACCGGGGCCAGCAATTCCTGTGGTCCCAGATTCGCAACGGTATCGTGATCGACGCGATGATCAAAGGGGCGATCCTGATGACCACCGCGCATTACTACCAGAACCGGGCGAACGTGGTGGCCGGGCAGGGTGCTGCGGCCGTGCAGGTTCCACTGAACGCCGAATGGATTTACGAAAAGCGTCGGTACATGGGGGAACTGTTGTGAGCGAGAACGCTGGCGAGTACAACCGGAAGATCGAAGTACAGCGGCGCTCCGGCGCCGTTGACGGTAGCGGTCAGCCGTTGGACGAATGGATCGTCCTGCATCGTCTCTGGTCGAAGATTCGAACCGAAAGCGGGATGGCAACCATCCGCCAAGCCGCGCAGAATGACGGCATCATGTCCACCGCGCGGCGTGTCAGTTTCCGCGTCCGCTATCGCACTGACATTGACGAAGCGATGCGCGTCGTCCATCGCGGTGTTCCCTACGACATCTTGCGCGTGCAGCCTGACGAAGCTGGCCGCGAGTTCACCGATCTGATCTGCGAGGTTGGAGCCAATGCCGGTTGATGTCAGCGAATGGCTGAAAGCATTCGACGGGTTGGATGACCTGAAGGTTTCGCTTGCCAGCCGCATGGCCGTCGAAGCTGGCGTGATCGTTCGTGATGACGCGAAGGAGCGTGCGCCTGAAGCCGACCCATTCGTCATGGGCTACAACGCTGAGTGGAAGACGGGCAGCACCACACCGGGCGCACTCCGCGATGCAATTTATCTGGCTCGCAGCGACAGCAGCACCGACACGCAGGTTGTCTACAGCGTTTCGTGGAACTCGCGCGAAGCGTTCTGGGGCGTGTTCGTTGAATTCGGTTTCGAAATGACGGACATGGTGATCGGCGCGAGCGGTGTGGGCTTCTGGACCGTCAAGGGTGTCAAGCGTCCGGGTGGCGCCCTGCAGGTAAAGGCGCAACCATTCCTCGCCCCGGCGCTCGACAGCAACATCCAACGTATCGCCACGGCGGCCATCGCACGCGGGCGCGAAGAACTACCGAAACTGCTTGCGGAGATTAGGCGATGACGTTCGAAGAAACCCTGCGCAACATTCTGCTGCCGCTGGTCACCAACGTGTGGTGGGATCAGACCCCGGACGTTGTGCCACCCGGCGACTACATCCTGTTGTCTCGCCCTGGCGGCCGGGCCGGTTGGTATCTCGACAACCAGCTGCCTGACCACAAGCACGCCCGGGTGCAGATCACCGGCTTTTGCAAACGCAGCGAAGACCGGGAAAAACTCGCGGGGAAGATCGAGGCGGCTATGGCTGCTGCGGAATTCCCCGCGTGTGAGCCGCAAGGCAACTGGCGTGGGTTCTCCCACCCGACCCTGAAGTTGTACGCCTGCCTTTGGCAATTTGGCGTCTGGTATAAACCCGATGTACCCTAACCACCCGTAACACCCACCAACTGCAGCGAGGTATTTCCAAATGTCGTCCCATTTCGTCAACGGCACCCGCTTTGCGGTCGCGCCACTCGCCGCACTGAGCGTGGCGATCAGCGCGATTACCAATGCGGCCCCGCCCGTCGCTACCACCGCGAACCCGCCCGCCGAAGGCGCAATCGTGGTCGTCAACTCCAACTGGCCCGGTCTGCAGGAAGTGCCGGTGCGTGCTGGCACCGCTACCGCCAACACCTTCGAACTGGAAAACTACGACACCACCAATCTGGGCCTGTTCCCGGTCGGTGAAGGTGGCGGCGCTTTCCGCGCGACCGAATCGTTCGTTTCGCTGTCGCAGGTTCGCGACGTGACCACCGAAGGCGGTGACCAGAACTACTTCGAATGGCAGTACGTCGAAGACCAGACCAATCGCCAGCGTCGAAAGCCCACGTACAAGTCGGCGATGGGCTACAACATCGTGATGGACGAAGACAGCGATCTGCCGTGGTTCAACGCGCTGAAGGAAATGGATCGTCGCGGTGAACCGGTGGTGCTGCGTGAGACCACTCCGAAGGGCGACGTGATCTACTACGTCGGCACGGTGTCGTTCAACTCGATCCCGACCAAGACCCTCAATGAGAACAGCACCGTTACCGCTTCGTTCTCGATCAACTCCGATCCGATCCGTTACAAGGCGGCCTAAGCCATGCTGAAGAAGAAGACCCCGACGACCATCGAAGCGCGCCTGAAGCTCACATCGCAGGGCGAGTCGTTCACCTTGGGCTGCGTATACCGCAACCTGAAACAGCCCGAGTACGACGCACTGGTTGCGTCGGCGACCAGCACGTACCCGGACAGCAAGGAACACCAGAACGCCGCCGTCGTGGCCGGTCTGCTGGACAGCTGGGAATCCGAGTACGATCTGAGCGTCGAAGGTCTGGTGGAGGCTGAAGCTGATCGGCCGATGCTGATCATGGCCCTGCTGTCGGGCTTCTTCACCGCGCGCCAGGTCGAACGCGTAAAAAACTGAAAGAGGCGGTGACCGCGCATCACTGGTCACCGCCTACCCAGAAATTCCTGGCGAAGTTTGGTGGTGCGAAAACCATTGACGACTACCCGGAACCGGAAGTCGAAGTATGGGAAGAAAGTTGGGAAAGCATTGAGCTATACGTTCGGAACCAAACGCAGTGGCGTGCATCTGCAAATCAACTCTTGGGGTTGGACTACAACGTACTGTACGCAGATATGCAACGGCGAGAGATTCCGATGGATAGACAGGCTGAACTGATGGACGACATTCGTATCATCGAGGCGGCAGCGAAAATCGAACTAACCCGGCCCGCCTAGTGCGGGCCTTTTTCGAGGTACAGGACAATGGCAAATGACAGTATCGGTACTGCGCGAGTAGACATCGTTATCGATCTGGCTCAGTACGAACTTGCCATCAAGCGAGCGAAGAATGCTGCGTCTGGATTCGGCGAAGAAGCAGAAGCCGCGTTCGACAAGCAGAACAGCCGCGCGCGTCAGGCGGCACGGTCTTTGCTTGACTGGGTGCAGAACCTTGGCAAGAGTCGGGAAGAAATCAAGCTGCTGAAAGCTGCAGGTATGGGCGTCGATCCGACGATCATCGAAGCGGCCACCACGGCGATCAACAATTATCGTCGTGGTCTGGCGGAGACTGCCGCTGAAACTGCAAAGCTGGCCGCGCTCCAGACTGAGGCTATGACGTGGGACATGGAGCGTACCCGCCAGCAGGGTACTGCCCCCGACTTCGAAGACCAGCAGAGGGCCGCACAGGCTGCACAGCGACGTGCTGACGCGACGGAAGCCCTGACCTTGGCGCTGTATCGTCAGGATGCCGCTGAAGATGCCCTGAAGAACGCTGATCGTTACGCCGAAGAAGAACGTTCGGCCCAAGCGAAATGGCGGCGCGCGGAAGCGACCGAAGCACTGACCATCGCACTGATGCGCCAGGACGCCGCAGAAGAAGCGGTGCGCAATGCTGCCCAGCAGGAACGTGATGTTGCTGCATCGCAAGCAGCATGGCGGCGTGCGGACGCGACCCATGCGCTGACTTCGGCGCTGGAAATGCAGGAGGATGCAGAACGTCGTATCACCCAGCGTGGCGAGTTCCTGCGTGATCTGGGCCGTCAGGAAAAGGAATACGGTAAGACACGCATCGAACTGATGGAAATGCGTGCGGCCGAACTTGGACTGCAGCAACAGGCTGCGCCGCTGATCGCATCGCTGAAGGCCAAGGAACAGGCCACCGAGCGTTACGGCTACCAGCTGGACAAGTCGAAGCGCCAGATCAATGAATACGGCTTGTCGCAGAAGCAGCTGGAATTCGCGATGCGTGGTGTCCCGGCGCAGATGACCGATATTTTCGTGTCGCTGCAGGGTGGTCAGGCGCCGCTGACGGTTCTGCTGCAGCAGGGTGGTCAGCTGAAGGACATGTTTGGCGGTATCCGTCCGGCTGCTGCCGCTATCGCTGGCGAGTTCCTGAAGTTGATCAACGTGTGGACCGTCAGTGCGGCGGCAGTTACTGCACTGAGCATCGCCGCGTACAAGGGTTCGCAGGAAACCAATCAGTTCGCCAAAGCCCTGGCGCTGACCGGCAACAACGCGGGTGTCACCGTCAATTCGTTGCAGATGATGGCGGCGGCTATCGATGATACTGGGCAATCCACGCAGGCTTCGGCATCGCGTGCCATTGCTGCGGTGGCTGGCACCGGCAAGATTGCCCGCGAGAATTTCCAGCTGATCGCGACTGCTGCCGACGACATGTATCGTGCAACCGGCAAGGCAATTGACGACACCGTTGCCGAATACGTCAAGCTGGCAAAAGACCCGCTGAAGGCGATCTACGAACTGAACGAAGGGCAGAACTTCCTGACCTACGCGACCTATCAGCAGATCAAGGCACTCACGGAACAGGGTAATGCGTCTGAAGCTGCCGCACTCGCAACGCGTACCTACGCTGAAGCCACCATCGAAGCGGCGCGCGGCGTTGAACAGAATCTGGGCCTGCTGGAAAAGGCTTGGAAGTACCTGAAGATCGGTGCATCGGAAGCGTGGGATGCAATGATGGGTGTCGGCCGAAACACCACGGCCGCCCTGCAGCTGCAAAAGCAGATGATGGCAAACCAGCGGGACATGAGTGCGCTTCAGCGTTCGCGTGATCCGCAATCTGGTTTCGTCCTGAGTGATGCGCAGCAGAAGCAACTGGAAGATCGCATCCTGAAGGGCTATGACCGTGTAAAGGAACTTAACCAGCAGATGGGCGCGGAACAGCTGGAAGCTGACAAGGCGCTGGCCCGTCGCAATGCCAATGCTGCAGCAATTGAAACCGACCGTCTGATCACCAGTCAGGCGTCTAAGGCGCAGCAGCGTGCGGTTGCTATCAAGCAAGAGAACGCCCGCATCGACAAGGGTATTGCTGACGCACGGTTCGCCGGTCAGGTGAAACTGGCTGAAGAACTGGAATCGCGTCGTGCTGCTGCCGTTGCCGCCATCGAAAAGAAGTATGCCGACCCGAAGGGTAGCACCGCACGCGGTCAGAACGATGCGCAGCGTGCGGCCCTGCAGGCTTTCAAGGATCAGGCCGAAACCACCAACGCAACCATTCAGGCCAACACCCGCACCACGCAGGCTGCATTCAACGCTGGCAAGATCAGCGCGACCGACTACTACACCAAGATGAAACAATTCGTCGCCGAAGAACTGGCGTCGAACGAAAAGTCTATTGCGGGCCAGTTGGCGTATCTGCGTGCGGCGAAATCCACCATCGCCAACCGACAGAAGATTGGTGAACTGGAAGCCGATCTGGCGAAGGTACGTGCGAAGGCGGCGGCCGACACTCAGGTGCTGGGCGATCAGGAAGAGGAAGCCACGAAGAAGCGCACGCAGGCGATGGAAGATTACGCCAACGCGTTGCGTGCCAGCGAAGATGCACAGCGCCGTCAGATCGATGCTCAGGTGCAGGCGTTGGGTTTGGGTGATCGCGAAGGTCAGCGTATTGCGCAGATCACCAAGCTGTACACCGATCAAGCTGACAAGCTGTTCCAGCTGGCTACCCTGGCGAAGCGCAACCCGCAGAACGCGAACGAGTACGCGGAACAGGAAGCGTTGCTGCGCGCTTCGACCGATCGACAAGTTGCGATGGTCAACAGCGGCTATCAGCAAATGGATGCTGCGCGTGGTAGTTGGATGACGGGTTATCAACGTGCATTCCAGAACTACAACGATGAAATGATGAACATCGCTGGTCACACGCAGGAGTTTTTCACCAACGTGACCGGTGGTATCGAATCCATGCTTGAAGACATGGCGATCAACGGTAAGGCAACTTTCACCGACCTTACCAACGCGATCATCAAGCAGCTGATTCGTCTGGGTACGCAAAAGATGCTGACGTGGATCATGTCCATGTGGGGTGGCCCAAGTGCTGGCGCATCGCAAGGGACGATGGCGAACTTTGGTAACAACCCGGGTTGGACCGCAAACGCCAAGGGCAACGTATACAGCAGCGATTCGCTGTCAGCGTATTCCAACGGCGTGTACAACACCCCCAAGACGTTCGCGTTCGCAAAGGGTGCTGGTATCTTCGCGGAAGCTGGCCCGGAAGCCATCATGCCGTTGTCCCGGGGCGCTGATGGTAAGCTGGGCGTACAGGCGAGCGGCGCAGCCGGTGGAAATGACATCACCGTCAACGTCTACGGGGCACCGGAAGGCACCAAGGTTGAACAGCGGCAGGACGAAGGTGGCGGTGTCAGCATTGACGTGCTGATCGGCCAGATTGAATCCAAGATGGCCGGTAACGTTGCTGCCGGTGTTGGCCCGCTCAATACCGCGATCAAAGCCCGATACAAACTTCAGGAGACTGTTTAACAATGTCGAACTGGCCTGCAACCGCGAAGATCATCTTGCCGGGCTACGGTGAAGAACTGCAGCCGTCTATCCGCCGTACCGAAATGGAACGCGGTATGCCGAAGCAGGCACTGATGAACACTCACGTCATGCAGGAACTTACGTTCACCGTGCAGTTTGAAACCGAAGATGCGGCGCAGGAATTTGAAGATTGGTATTTCAATGATCTGCGCCGCATCGGCTTCTTCAACTTCCGCAACCCGCGCACTCGGCAGACTGTCAGTGCGCGTTTCAAGGACGCGAAGATCGGATCGTTGTCGCCCATCACGGGCGGCTTCGGTCTGACGCAACGCACTGTGACCGTGGAGTACCTGCGATGACCACCTTTCTGGAATACCGCCAGCGTGTAAGCGACAACGTTGGCATGTTGGCCGTCATGCGGCTGGAAGCAGCTTCGTTCCCTGAGCCGCTTTGTGTCTGCAACGACACGCGCAACTGGACGCTGGACGGCGTTGAATACATTGGCCTTCCGTTCGGTTTCAAACTCCCCGATGACGTGCAAGGGTCTGCCGCCAGGGCGCAACTTGTGATCGACAACGTGGGTCGTGGTATCACCGACTATCTGGAACGGGTGCAACCTGGCGAAGTGGTGATGGCCTACGTCGGTCTGTGCAACAAGATCAGCCCCCTGCAGGTGTCCTATGACATCTGGTTGCCGGTAACGAACGTGTCGGTCAGTGGCGTGCTTGCCACGGCCGATTGCGGCGCGGATCACATCATGCGGCAGCAGGCGGTGAAACTGCGCATGTACCCCCATCTGACCCCGGGTGCCTTCGCATGATCCACGAACATGAAATCAGGAAGTTCGGTGGGATGCCCTACAGTGACGATTTCGACTGCGCAGATTTCGCAGTGCATTTCGTTCGTGAGTTCTTCGGTTGGCCGGTGCGACTGCCGACCGAACGGCCGCGCGGTGGACACTGCGAAGAGGAACTGGCCGACCTGTCAAAGCCTTACGGCGTAAAGACCGACGCCCCGTCAGATGGTGACTTCGTGCTGATGTTCGACGCGGGCGATACAATCCCCACCCACGGCGGTGTGTACGTCGTGGTGGACGGGGAGCCGAGCATCTTTCACAACGCCAAAAAGGCGGGCGGCAGCGTGCTGCATCCGATCCGCAAACTTTCACGTCTGGGTCTGCGCATTGAGGGGTATTACAAATGGGTGTTCTGATCAACAACGATCCCGTGCTGAAGATCAATCGGCACCCGATCCTGATCGACCATGAAACGCAGGTTGTGCTTGACCTGACGCCGGGCGAAAGTCTGGAAGCATTCCTGCACCGCCACATCGAGAATATGGACGGTCAGCCGATGGTGGTTACTGTCGGCGGCAAGGTGGTGAAGCGTGAACTCTGGGCGCACGTTTTCCCGAAACAGAATCACAGCATTGAAGTTCGTTTCGGCGTGCAGAAAAGTGCATTGCTGATCGTGGCGCTTGTGGTGCTGTCCATCTTTACGATGGGTGCAGCTGCGGCGGTTGCGGCTGCTGCATCTGGTGCGGCAGCAGGTACGGGTATCGCTGCTGGCTTTGCTGCAGGTATGGCTGCGGCGGGCCTGAGCGCAACCGCGTCGATGGCGGTCATTGGTGCGATCCAAGTTGTTGGCGCGATGATCATCAATAAGGTGCTTGGGCCGAAGCCGCCGAAGCCGCCGAGCATTGAGCGCGATTCGGTATACAGCATCGGTAGCACGCGCAATCAGGTTCGCCAGTACGAACCGGCTGGCCTGCTGCTCGGCAGTGTGCGCGTCACCCCGGACGTGATCACCATCCCGTACACGATGTATCAGGACAACGACCAGTACCTGAACATGGTGCTGTCGCCAGGCATCAACGTAAACCGATACGACCAGCTTTACATCGGCGATTCCCCGATCACCAACTACGAAGGTCAACGTACATGGTCGAGCGGTTTTGCCGGTATGGCAGACCAGACCATTCCGCTTTTCACCAACGTTGACACCACGTCCGGTGGTGCACTGGAAGCCGAACCCGGGACGCCGGGCGCGTATGTGACCCGCACCACGTCTATGGATACCATCCGTATCCAAGTCGATATTTCGTTCCTGCTGTTCGACCTTACCAGCAAGGGTAAGAAGAAGAACAATCAGGAACGCATCGAAATTCAGTACGCCACCGCTGGCAGCGGCAACTGGGTGTTTGCTCCGCAGCAGCCGTCGCTGGTCAGTGACAAGCAGAGTGAGAATCGACGCACCTACGGCTGGGATGTCCCGCGCGGACAGTACGACGTTCGGTTGCGTCGTCTTGGGCGTAACACGGACGGCAAGGGTGCCACTGCAGAATTCAACTGGGCATCGCTGGTATCGGTACAGGCGGACGAAGCCAATTACCGTGGATTGGCGCGCATCGGCGTGCAGCTGAAGGCGACCGGCCAGTTGTCGGGTACGCCGGATGAAATTCGCGCCATCATGTACGCAAACCCGATGCCGGTCTGGGATGGCGTGCAATGGAACACTGCGACGGATCGTAGCAACGGGCTGTCGAACCCTGGCGCGCAAGCACTGCAGTACCTTCGCGGTTTCCGTGACAGCGAAGGTGCGCTAATTGCTGGTTTGGGTCTGAGTGACAACCAGATCGACATCGAGTCGTACAAGTCGTTCATGGTGCACTGTACGTTGAACAACTACACGTTCGACTACTGGATGACCGACAGCCGCACGCACGACGAAATTCTGTCGATGATCATGCTGGCTGGGATGGGGCGCTATTCGTGGTCGCCAGGTCGTATCACTGCGTTGTGGGCCGCCAAGGGGCAGGGCCACGAAGGCGTAGTGAACATGGGCAACATCAAAAAGGGTGAATTCCAGATCGACTATTCGCTGGCTCAGGCTGCGGACGGTATCGAGTACACCTACGTGGACCGCGTGACGTGGGAACCGAAGACGCTGCGTGTACCGGCGCCGGGCGTCACCGTCATGGAAAACCCTGCGCGTCTGACCGGTGAAGGTATCGGCACGGAAGCGCACGCCGCGATCATGGCGCGCTATCACATGGCGCAGAACATCTACCAGTTCAAAGACATCGTGTTCTCGCAGGATATTGAGCATCTTGCGTATGGTCAGATGTCGATCATCCAGCTGCAGCACGATCTGACGCAGTGGGGCTACGGTGGTCGTCTGCTGGAAGCGACCCGCGTGTCCGGTGCGGTGGTGCTGCGTTTCGATGAACCTGTACCGGCACCGGCTAGCGGTAACGCATACGTCGGCCTGCGCATTCCGGGTGAAACCGGATACCGCGTATTCCAGATTCGCACTTTCAGTGGGAACACCGATACCGTTACGCTGGTTGGCGTGTGGCCCAATGGCGTTCCGTTCCCCGGCGACACTGAGTCGAACCCGGTGTGGGACACCTTGTATCTCTACGATTTCAAGCAGACCCCGGGCCTTCGTTGCCGCGTCACAGGCATCCAGCCTGGCGACGACCTGAGCGGCGCGTCGATCAGCGTCGTACCGGAAAGCGACGAATTCTGGCACTACGTCGAAACCGGCGAGTACATCCCACCGAAGAACGAATCGCTGCTGCGCACTCAGCCGCAAGTGACCAACCTGCGCGTTCGCGAAGAACGCATCGTGCAGGGTGACACTGTGTTCTCGATGATCAGCGCGACGTGGCGTGTGACGGGCTATTCCACCAACTGCATCGTTACCTTCGGTAAAGAGGGTGATCCGCCGATCACCGTGGCCGACACCAATACCCTGACGGCAAGCTGGCGCGTGGATGACGTTGGCCGATACATCGTCAAGGTTCTCCCGATTGGTGACAACGGTATCCCGGGTATTGCTGCGGCGATGCTGTTCGATGTCGCTGGTGCCGATCTGCCGCCGGTCAACCCAGACCTGTTCACCATTCTGGAAGTCGCAGGCGGTCTGCGTAATTTCAACTGGGGTTGGTACGCCGACACCATCCAGTCACCAGACTTCGCAGGCGTCGAAATCCGGTTCGCGCCAGGTTTCGCACCGGCCGTGTGGGACAACATGACTCCGCTGGCCGCTGGTGATCACGGTGGTGGCTTCTACACCGATGCGTTTGAAACCAGTCAACCACCGAAGGGCCAATACACCTTCGCGCTGCGTGCGATCAACACGGCGGGTATTCTCGCGTCCGAAATGGTTGTGGTGCAGAAGACGCTGAATTTCAATCTGGGTGAAGTCATCGAACAGGTTGAAGAGGGTGTCAACGAAGCCTTCAGTCGAATCTTCGCTGAAACCCAAAACCGCGTTGATGCGATCAACGAAGTGGTCGAACAGGTGCAGCAGAACGCCACGGAAGCCGACCAGAAGATTGCGGCCGAAACTGCTGCACGCCAGCAGGAAGTCGGCAGACTGGAAGACGACATCGCGGCAAACGCCAGCGCACTGCTGAATGAAAAGCTGGAACGCGAAGCCGCGATCAACAACGAAGCGGATACCCGTCAGTCGGCATACGAATCGCTGGCGTATCAAATCAGTCAAATCAGTGCTGGCACCGGTCAGCAGTTCGACAGTAAGAAGATTTGGTATTTCGATGAAAACGCTGAAGGGTGGAACGGCACTGCGTCTGGGGGTTTCCTGAATCCTGGCGGTGCTGTTGCGAACTCCCCGGTTGGGTTGGGTGTTGATAGCACTTCGTACCGCTACGTCAAGATGCGCGTGAAGCGTGTCGGCAATCCTGTATGGCTGGGCAAGATCAGCTGGAAACTTGCCAACAACAGTACGGGTGACGCCACAGCGACGGAGCCGACTTGGGATGCGAATGGGATCGGCGTTGTCGATCTTGATGACATCCCGTGGTCGGGTGGTACGCTGAATTCAATCAGCATCCAACTCGGTGCGGCTGTCAGCGGCACAGCTTACTTCCTGTTCGATTACATCGCAGTCGGCCGTCCGACCCCGGGTGCATCCGTTGCGATGGTGCAGGAAGAAACGCAGGCACGTATTGCTGGCGATCAGGCCGAAGCGTTCCAGCGAAACACGCTGGCTGTGCAGATGCGTGGTGACTACACCGGTACGGATGTGGCCGCGCTGCAGCAGGGTCTGGTGTTCAATGAGCGCAACGCACGCATCAACGGCGACGAAATTCTGGCAACCGAAATCAGTTCACTGCAAGTGCGTGCGGGGAACATCGAATCGTCGGTAACTACCGAGACGCAGGCCCGTATCGATGGTGACACGGCCCTGGCGGAACAGATCACCACGTTGAACTCTGAACTCGACGGTAAGGCCGACGCCAGCGTGGTCAATCAGCTGACGACGCGTGTAGAGGAAACCGAAGAGGGTCTGACCGCAGTTTCGCAATCTGTCCTGAAGCTGGACGCACAAATCAGCCCACGGCGTGCGGGTGACACTGACTGGCGTGCTGGCGACAAGACGATTCGTGCCGGTGCGCGCACTATCTACAGTGTTATTGCTGACGGTGATCGGGCCTTGGCTTCGCAGATGACCACGCTGAATGCTGAGTTTGGTGACTTCAAATCGGGCGTGACTGATCAGATCGAAGTCATTTCTGACGATGTGTCTGCGCAAGCACAGGCGTTGCTGTCGCTGACCGCTACCGTTGCCGGTAAGGCTGATGCCAGCGCCGTGCAGCTGCTGACAAGCCGTGTCGAAGAAACCGAGTTCGGTATCACCGCGCTGGGGCAATCTATCGATCAGATCAACGTCAGTCTTGCCGGTAAGGCGGACGCATCTGCGGTGACTGCACTGCAGGCAACGGTTAGCGATCTGGACGGTAAAGTTTCGGCCAACTCTACCGCTATCACCAACGTTTCGGCACAGGTGGCAGGTAAGGCCGAAGCTAGCGTTGTGCAGCAGCTTAGTGCGGACGTGCAGACGGTAAACGGCGTGGTCACAAGCATCAACGCTCAGTATTTCCTGGCGGTCGAGGCGAACGGTTTGATCGGTGGTATGAAGATCGGTAACAATGGCAACCGGGTAGACTTTGCGATTCAGGCTGATCGATTCGCTATCGTGCCGCCCAACAGTAGCGGGCAGCGTTTCGAATACAGCAACGGCAACATTCGGGCGTATCACAACAACGGCAACCTTTGCTTCCGCGCAGGCACTTGGTAAAAGGAAACTAACATGGCACAGCTTCTGGTAATTGATCGCACCACCCCGTACCCGGACGGTAGTTTCGGCGACGACGCGTTCACCGCATTCGGAAAAATCAACGACAACTTCGCAGCACTGCAGAAAGCTGCCGACATGTCGGGCGTGTCTGTCGCAAACAATCAGGCGTTGTACTGGAACGGTACGACGTGGGTTGCATACACGATCAGTGCTGCCGCGCGGGCGATGCTTGCTGCATCTGATGCGGCCGGTATTCGTACTTCGATCAACGCTGTTGGTAATGGCAACAACGAAACCATTGCCGGTGCAAAGACGTTTAGCGGAGCGACCCTTTTCACCGGAAGCCTTACCCAGCGCACGGGCACCGTTGGCCTTGTAGAGATACAAACCCCTGGCGGTAATCCGGGTATTGTTGGGCGCAATGGCGATCCTGCCGACATCAACAATCAGTATCGCCATGACATCCAGTTCGGCGCCGGTCATGTACTGATGCGCGTAGGTGTCGCAAAGGGTGCGTTGGCAGGTGCTGGCGGTTGGCGGATGGACAACCATTTCTATCCGCTGCAAGCCAATGTGATGGACTTGGGTACGGACGCATTCCCGTGGAAGCGTACCTTTGTCAACGAAATCGTTATGAAGGGTGACGCTACGGCGAAGGCCGCGACTCTTACCAGTCTCGGTGCCGCATCCACGACGGCGTTGACTTCAGAAGTGACAGCGCGTGCGGATGCTGATACCGCGCTGTCTGCACGAATGATTGGCCGTAATCAGTTGATCAACGGTGACTTCCGTTTCGCCCAGCGCGGTTCGAATTTCGCGGTTGCGGCATCAGGCCGGTATGGGCTTGATCGATGGTTCATGTCGGGTACTGGTTCGCAGATCGGATCGGCACAGATGTCAACGGGCGGAACCGGGATTCCTAACACGCTGCAAAGCCGTCCCAAAAATGCAATGCAGGTAACGGTGAATAGCGTTGCTGGTGCAAACAACAACGCCTTGATGGTACAGCGCATCGAAGATGTGTCTACCCTGGCGGGCGGGAAAGCTACGTTTAGCGGTTGGGTCTGGGGCAATGTAACCACTACCATTTCTGTTGGTTTGTATCAGTCCTTCGGAACAACCGGTGCGTCTGCTATCGTCAAGGTCAACGCGCAGAAGATCAACGTTGTTGCTAACCAGTGGAACTATGTAACGTTGACGTTTGACATCCCTCATGTGGTTGGAAAAACGATCACCGCGAACAACTGCCTTTGGTTGAACCTGTGGCTAGACGCCGGGGCGAATTACGACGGCGCGGGCGATGCTGGCGGAATCGGTCAAAAATCCGGAACGTACTGGTTCACCCAACTGCAACTGGAAGCTGGTGCTAATGCAACTCCGTTCGAATTCAGACGTGATGCGGTGGAACTTACCCTGTGTCAGCGCTACTACGAAAAAAGCCCTGACATTGACGTTCTCCCATCGGCGGCTAACTATTTCGGCAGATTCTGCATCGGTATGTCGTCTGTCACCGGATCGCAAATTTTTGTTGGTGTTCCGTTCAAGACCACTAAGCGCAACACCCCATCGATTGCGGTGTGGAGTTCAACCAATACGCCAACGGTTGGTATGATCGGACAAGATGATGGATCAACCACACCTGCAGCGGTGGCTAACATTGGCATGAACGGGTATCAAGTTTCTTGGTCAAACACAGCCGGACGCTGGGGTGGGTTCTTCCAGTGGGCCGCAGATTCGGAGCTTTAATCATGTATCAACTTACCAAAAATCAAGACATCATCCGTTGCGTTGAAACCGGCGAGTTCATCCCGCGCGGCCACTACCTGTGGCCGACCGAATGGCTGGCGAACAACACGCCGATGCCCTTGGAACCGGAACGTTCGCTGGAAGAATGGAAGGCTTCGCTGAAAGCTGACGCCACGGCCGCCAGGTGGAATCACGAAACTGGTGGGATCACCATTGGCGGCGTGCAGGTTGGCACCACGCTTGACGACCAGAACCGCCTGAGCGGCGTTCTGTCGGCGATCCAGCTGGGCGGGTTGGAGTCGGTAGACTTCAAAGCGCAAAGTGGTTGGACGCAGCTGACGGCCGAACAGCTGCAGGGTATCGCCCTGGCGATCAGCAACCACGTACAGGCTTGCTTCACCGCCGAGCGTGCGCACCACGAAGCAATCGATTTGCTGGACGGGATCGCGTTCTGTCAGGCATACGATGTGACGCAGGGCTGGCCGTAATGCCGTCCGGCATCCAAGTATGGGACGATCAGGGGCGGCTAATGGTGGACTACACCACCCGCCTGTCTCAGTCGCTGGGCGCTTTTGCGCTCGGCGACAACCATGCGGCAGGATCGATCAATGTCCCCGAATTCTCATTGGGCACGCCTTACGCCATCGTGATCAGTCAACAGAAGTTCAAGGGTTCCGGCGACGTTCGGAAAATTCCGCAGGCGTTCGCATCGGGCACCACGTTGTCGTGGGATGCCGGTGACGCCTGTTACATCATGTACGGAATCTATTGACATGCCTGCAGGTTTCTTTGCTGCCACTGAAACGGGCAACATCCAGTTCACCAACGACTATTCCAACTTCGTGTTGGTTGGGAAGGGGTCTGTGATGCTTGGTGCGCCGTGGACGTATGTTTCAACCACGGGTGGCCCATTCGCAACGATCACCATCCCGAACTACTACGGTTATCCGCCGCTGATGGTTCTGAACTGCGCGCAACCGATCTTTATCCGTGATGCTGTGACGGATGCCAATGGCAACTGGGTGTTCGGTCTGGCCGGGGCTTACCTGGCGGCGCAGGGTGCGGTTGTGGAATGGTTCGCCTTCGGGCCACCACACGCTGGTCTGCCGCGTCTGAACTACGGCTTTGAAATCTTCAAGTACAACGGTGAGATTGCCTACAGCAGCGCGTGGAAGCCGCTGCGTATTGTTGGCGAAATCAGCAATCAGGCCGGGGGATCACTTCAGTACAATGGCCCAGCTGGGCGTAAGCTGGGTGTTGCGCATGTCATCGATAGCTTCAGCCAAAGCGACCCGATCCCTGCAGGTACATGGCGTGTGGTTGGCAACGGGTCACTGCATCAGGTCAACGGTACACAGGTGACACTGAGTTTCGCTCAGATTTATGACACTATCTGGGGAACGCGCCCACCTTTCCCCACGGCGTACAATCAGCCACGTGCGCAGCACATGGTTGTCGATCTTACCGACTACTGACCTTGCGGACAGATGCAGGGGTGCCACTCTGAAACAACGTAACCTTACCGGTGGTCATGTATCCGGGGTGGCTGTAGTCTTCGGTGCTGAAACGCGGACTGTAGAGCTTCTGGCGCAGCGTGTCGCTGTTGGTCAGGCCGATGAAAATGTGGGTGTGGTAGGTGATGCCGGTGTACGCGTGGCCCGGCTCACGCAGGTAGGAACACGCCGTCTGGTGGCCCACGGTGTAGAACGAAACTGAATGGGTATCACCATCCTTGCGGAACTCCCCGCAAATCTCCCCTGAAACCTTTAGCGACTCTTCGACTGCCTTCGGGGCGATCCTGACCGCAAAGGCGTCCAGCGATTCGCCAGGGTGCGAAGTTTCGGTGTAAACCGGGCTGGGGGCCAGTGCCAGCATTGCGGCCAGTAGGATGTTCATGGGGTTTCACTTTACCAAAGAAAAACCCCCGGAACAAGGCCGGGGGTTTCTTTTTACCAGTTGCCACCAGTAGGGGGTGCTGGCGGAGGAGGCACGCTAGCCGCTGCTACGCGTGGTTTCATCTGGGCATGGTTAGGGAAGTAATACCCCATGATCTTTTTGTACGTGTCGTAGTCGATGTAACCCTCCAGATGCAGATGCCACACGTCCGTCGAACGTATCGCCGGTTCCGGCGCGGCAGTCGGCATCACCGGGGGCGGCGTGTATTTCTCCGGGGTGAACGTCAGCGCACCGTCGATGTGGAGTTCGATGCGTGCGATGGGTTCTTCCAGCGTCGGTGCGGTGACACTCAGAACCTTTTTGACCAGTTGGCCATCCATCACCACGTCTTTGTTTTCGTACACGGTTACGTTGCGCATATCACAGTCTCCTTGCGACTCTTTCAAGTTGGCCGATCAGTCTGTAGCAGTCGGCTCGGGTTAGGTGTGCCAGCTTGTCGCCTACACGCAGCAGCGCGTCGTCGCGACCTTTCTTCTGTACGTGGGTGAAACCTCCTTCGTCAGCGTCCGGGTCGTACTTCGGAAGAACTGGGAGTGGCGGCAGAAGCGGCAGGTTGGGTAGCGGTGGCAGCTGCATTGACTTTTCTCAGAATGGCCTGCAGTCGCACCGCCAACCTGGCGGCGGAACGTGCAGCGTCGTAGTCCGGTACTCGCTTGTTCATGTCGAGCTTTTCCGATTCACGCTGCCGCAGAATTTCACGCGTCAGCAGCGCGGCCAGTAGGGCGTGTTCGTCGCCGGTAAGTTCAGGCAGTTGCATCGTCTTCGAACCTATACAGGTGCCACACGAACGTGCCACTGTCGCTCACGAACGAATGGAAGTGGTGGAAACGATCCGGCGCACCATGTCCAGTACCCGTGCGCCGGAAGAAGTTCTTTCGCATGTTGGCCTTGCCGTTCCAGTCGTGCGGAACAGCGAACTCGACCCAGATCACGGTGCGACCGTCTTCCAGTATTTCGACGTGCACGATGCGCGAGCCGCTGGGCATTTCGATCACTGCGTCAGTGTTTTTGTCCACCACGAAGTTGTCAGGTAGAACGTACTTCCAGATGATTTTCATTGTCGCCTCAGAATGGAATGCCGAAACCGATTTCTTCCAACATCAATTCGGCGGTGTCGATGTAAAACTGAATGTTCACATCTCTGGGGAAGTCTGCAGGCAACAACATGCACGGTACGCAACCTTCCGTACCGGCCACCTGCTGACCCTTGTGATTGGCGATGTAGCAGCCCTGGCGGCCGTTGCCGATGTACCAGCGCACCGCTTTACCAAGGAACACACCGCCGCTTTCGTAGACCGATTCTGACTTGTCGCCGTTCTCGATCTTCTTTGCGATCACCGGGTTCTGCGGCGTGCTGTAGTACCCGGCGTTACCAGCCTTGCGTGCTTCGACAAACTTCCTGATGTCACGACATTCGCTGATCGTAGTGGCGACCGGCTTCCCAGACTTCAGGAACTCCACCACCGCGTCGGCGCAGATGTCGTACTTCGGCGTCTTGTTTTCCATGACACCGCTGCTGCGATACGTCCCCTTGCGTTTCACCGAGCCGTCGCCGTTTACGCGGATGTAGTTGTTCACGTCGCGCGAGTACAACGCCAGGTAGTCTTCCATTTCCATGTTCAGGCCGGTGGCGTTCTCCCACCACTTGATGATCATGTCGCACACGCCTTCCAGCCCGTGCGGGATTTTCATTTCGATACCGTCAGTGTTCGCCGATACCACCATGATGCCCGCCAAGTGCAGGCGCTCGATCAGCATCAACAGGCACAGCTGGCCGGTCATGGTGATGTGCACGCCGTGTTCCGGTGCGAAGAAGATCGAGTGGCACGACCACAGCTTGCCGAACGTGCCGTTAAGCACAATCTTCAGGCCGCCTTCGGTAGTTAGCAGTTCCGCAAGCAGCGCTTCTTCTTCCGCAGACAGCCCGGCAATCTTCGCCAGCTGCTTGGCGCGTGCCTTCGCGTCCAGACGTTCTTTGTAGAAGTCTTCGTAAATTTCAGCGAACAGCGGACCCAGCGCATCGGGGATCAGCCGCAGCTTGATGATCAGCGACGGGTAGTAGCTGGTCACGTCAGCCGTGCGCATCGTCCACACGCCAGGAACGGTCTTGTGCGCGACGTTGGATTCCTGACTATGCAGGCCACCGATACCCAGCTTATACCGGCTATCACCAATCGGGATCACCAGCTTCTTCAGGTAGTCGGGCATCACTACGCCCGTCTTAATTTTCTCTTCCGGGTTGGCACCCAGCTGCACCGCCTGTTCCTTGTTGGACACAAAGAACGTCTGCTGCTTTACCTGAGTGAAGATGTCCTGCAGCTGGGGCGTGATGAAACTGATGTACTCGGGCGGATCGTAGTTGAACGTGTAGCCATGTGGGATGATGCGCTTGACGACCTTGATGCGACCCTTCCAGTCCTTTTCGTAGCGCTGCGTCAGGTGCGGGAACGATTTGGAATGGAAGCCGGGATCGACACGCAGGCGGTCATTGAGCGCGACCATGTACTGGGTCTGTGCTTCTTCGCTGTACGTCATCCAGCGATCC